AACTATCTAAGTATGTGTTGATAGCATTGAGCCTACGGATACCATTCAAGAACGTTATAGCGTCAAGGTTATCTTTACTTTCCGCCTGTATTATTAACTTTTCAATGGTTTGCTTATCAGTCTTAAAACCATTTATGGCCGCATCTTGAGGGCCCTCTGGGATAAGCTTTAACCCCGCCACCTGACCTGTTTCAGTTAGGGTAAAACCTTGCCCGCCACAGGATGTGCACTTTGTAAGGTTGACCCACGGGGTACCATCTTTTTTATATTTTTGTATTTTCCCCTTACCTTCACAGGTATCGCAATGATACCCGACAGTTTTCATTACTCTGCGAGTAGATTTACGAACCGTGTTGGCAAACTGCGATGGGCTCATACGAGGCGGGTAAAGAGGTTTACCGTTAGCACCTAAACCAATATTAAATGTGCGCTTGTGGTATTCCTTGTCCACGATGTAGCGGCTGTACACAACTTTCGTCATATCAATGCCGCTGTTCAAATTGATTGGGGTATCACCCATCACTGAAATGACAATATCACTCAGCGTCTTTTCAATCTGTTCCTTCTCAGCGACAAAGTCTTTCTCCACCGCGTTAAGAGCATCCATATCAATCTTGATACCGTTGCGCTCAATCTCACACAGGAACATCATCATCTCGTTCATCAGTGTGAATACAGGCAACAGACCTTTGTTTGACCCTTTTAGTAGATCTTTTTGCTGGTCTAAATATATCTCAGCGCAGGACAGAACGTCAGCTTCAGCGTACTCAATCACGGTAGCTAAAGGCATGGCCTCAAAGCCTGTTCCGCTTTTGAATAATTCATCAACCAACTCTGATTTCTTACGGGTAACATCCCTGCGTTCGGCTGTAGCTTTAAGCGACTTAGATAATGGTTGAGCCCGAGAGAAAATATACTCACCAATCATGGTGCAGTACATCTCAGGTGGGATAGGTAACCCAGCTTCCATACAATATAACAAATCGAACTTTGCATTGTGAGCCACGCCAATATCGGCTGACTTCAGTGCCTGAATAAAATCATCTGGTGAATCAGATTTTTCGATTTCGTTATGATGAAAGACCCGGCTGTTAACCTCTCCTATCACTCCATCTTCAATTGTAAGCCAGTGTGCGCTGACCATCTTGTTCTTCGGGTTAAAGGGGCTGTTATCAATTGCCCCCTCACTCCGTTGCACAGTTGTTTCTAAATCAAATACTATTATTCTCATTCAACACCCCATTTCTTTTCTGCTAAAAACCGCCACAAAGTTTCTATTGGTTTCATTTCTGTGTGGCCCATGAACAAACGCTCGCCATAACCGAAGTCATGCTTGCGAGCGGATGCTTTAAACTCCTTGCGAGTGACCCAGCCGTTAATTGACATCACATCCTCGTCCTCGGTACGGCCAACCAAGATTGCGATTTCAGCCCTAAACTTTTGCATAGTGTCAAAAATCAAAGGGCCGTATTCTTCGTTTGTGAATTTTACATCGATAGGGGTGTCTTCCATCCACAGATCTACGCCGCCATCCGACAACACGTTTATTACTGGTGGATCAACATTAAACAGTCTGGCTACGGCAAACTCAGCCTTATAACCAAAAGCATTTGCTTCCTCTCTCGACTGTCGTTCATTTTCTAGTCTGGGATTGAACCCCTGCATCTTACAAAGAGCGACAGTGTCTGCCCCCATTATTTCAGATGTATGGCTATCTTGTCTGGTCAGTCGTACCTTCATCCAGTTATTCAACATATCTAGAGATAGATGGTTGAATGTTGCAGATGACGGTTCCGTGCCATCCAGATAATTTGTTTTTAGATACGGTCAGATAACGAGTGTTATCCGGGTCAGTGTCATCAACATCACCCGCCTCGTGTTTGCCAATACCAATACAAAGATCTAGCTCGGCCATCTTACCAATCTTGGAGCCTTCCATATCAAAACCTGACAACCGGGTACGGCCACGGGCTTCATTAGAAGCTTGGGATACGGTGATGACAGCGCATTGCTGACGCTTGGCTAACTCACGCAGAGATCTATAAAGTTCTCGTAAACGTTCGTGTGATGCTGAGAAGGTTCCATTGATGTGAACTTTATCACCTTGATCGATGATAACGACATCAGCCTTCATATGTTCGATGTAGGCTTCAATCTTTTGCAGATCCCACTCTTGAATATCTTTCATGTCCAGACGGTCTTGAATAGCTAGGAAGCGATTTGTCGCGGACTTGGGGTCAGCCACAATATCCTCACGGGTCATTCCACCCCATGCTTGCATAGCCCGTAACATTGTACGGCGTGTCTCTTCCTCATTCCCTAAATACAAAACCTTCGCACCCTGTTCACAGAAGCCACCGGGGCCACAAGTGATAGAGATTGCGAAGGCTGATTTGCCTGTTTCAGGTAACGCAAAGATGGTTCCAAATTCGGATGGGCCGATGCCATAAACGTGTCTGGATAGTGTGTTGATGTTGAACTTCCAACGAGCATCATCAGATGTCATACGCAGGAGTTCTTCTATATCTTTAGTGGTTGTGTCGCCAAAATCGTTTGGCATCACCCCCTCTCGGGCATTGTCCATTAGAGTGGACAAACGTGACATTGCGTCTGGTACGCCTTCAGTAAGCTCAATACCAAGATTAGCAATCTTATGACCTACTAGCCTTTTCCAAAGCTCTTTCAGTAGGTCTTGTGCTACACCTTCTAATAGTGGCTCTTCTTTTTGAATGACCTTGAATAGGTCTGAGAATGCCTCTTTCTCTGGTCTTGTAGCTACGGGGTTGTTCTTAATCCATATAGCTTCAACATCATCAATCGTGAGATCGTGTGCATATTTTTTGTGCCCTTCAGCGATACAGTTGTATATATCTCTGAGTTCTTCCTCAAACAGTTTCGGACTTAAACTGCTCTTGTTTGCAGTAAAAAAATCTACAGCAAGCAAACTCTTTAGAATTTTAGTTTCCATATTTTTTTGCTCTTACTAGTGCCTCGTAACGACACTAATTATAGCCCTAGTAGGGGGTACTAGCAAGAAAATTATGATAAAAAAAAACCCCGGGGTTACCGGGGCTTGCTTTTATAAATTTTTAAATTTTTTTAACTGAGCCGAAGCTTCATATTTTTTATGTCGGGCTTTGCATCGCCTCTACGCTCTCTAATATCAACTTCGTGGTGTATTACTCTAGGATTTCCTCTACACAATTGATCTATGGCGTCCTGTAATTTTTTCTGCTCTTCTGCCGCCTCAATGAACCCTTTTGGGCAATCGTAGTCAATTACTACGAGTCCTCTGCATTTCATTGATCCTCTCCATTATCTTATTAGGTTTCATGTACTTCAGATCCTCTTGAATAAAACACACTTGTGAATTTACATACCCACTAAGACCCTTGCAAACCCTTATAGCCTTTTTATTAGCGTCCTTGTCAAGGCAAATAATAGATTTTTTATAACGTTTTAGTTGAATGCGTTGTACAGGTGATAAATTTGTACCAAGTAATGCCACACCAGTGTACTTACCAGTGGCGTATACTGCACAGGCACTTGCGGCATCCTCTACTACGATTGCAGTATCTTGGTTACCTATGGATAACACGCCTTGAGTGTCTCCATATGACAACCATTTAGGTTTAACGCCAGTTGTTAATGCACGGCCTACAGCACCTTTATCATCATTCATCCAGAATAGAACGCGATCTTTAGCGGGGTCATAGGTTATTTTGATTGCCCCGTCATCAAACGCCTTACGACAATTGTTGTCATCAATATATTTAATAACGTGTTCGTGGTGCTCTATAGATGAGTTTACTTCTGGAAGGGGGTATATACGTTTGCGTATACCACTAGGTTCATTGTTATTGAATTTACGTTTGATTGCATCTAATCCATATCCAACTCGTTTACCGCCAGATGCTGAACACGATGCTTTATAACAATTCCATATTAAAGAACCATCACGCTTAGATATTGTAAGAGTATATTTACCACCACAGAACGGGCAATTGATACGTTTGGTATCATCATCTCTGACGCTTACCTTACTGATTACCTCGTATTGTTCTTTTCTACTGTACATATTTGGTTACCTAATAATGATACCACATCTTCAAATGGTAAGTTGGTAGCCATATTTAACGCCAGACGCGGAGTGCACATTTCTGCTTTAGGCACTACGCAGTGGGTCTTAGTAACATCAAGAACGTAGATGTCTCCATCCTTAGCACTGAAGCCTTCCATTAGTGTCACATCTTCAAAATTGTAGACACACCCATCTGTTTGGGTAGGAAGCTTAAAGGGCTTGGCGTCATGCTTAGGCTCACAAAAGTAAGTCTCATAGCCGCCTTCATGTATGTACCAATTTATGGCTGTTTTCGTATCACTATCCGTATGAGGTAATATGGCCCGGTTAATGGTCATTAAGCTCATATGAAAGTGTTTTCTTTCTTTGGCTGGGATCAACGCCCAAAACAAGTTCTTAATTTCATTAGGTACAGAGAAATCAGTATATTTAATCCCTTGGAATTCTGCCCCCTCACCGATGCCATATTTTATGTACTCGGTAGTTCCCTCTCTTGGGGTAGGTGCATCAATCGTTGTTCTTAATCTAATTTATTTCATGTACCTAAACCTAAAGCTCGGCCCCCCCAGAGCGGCCTCGCTGTTATACACCCATAAACACCATTCGTCAACATTAACTGTGACACTAGTTATGCGCCTTACCATTACCAAACTGGCTTAACTTATTGATTTTATTGATAAGACGCATAACCTGAAGGTCGTAGGTTCAAATCCTACTCCCGCAACCAAATGCCTACTACCATTAACTATTTTAAATTAAATTAAATGGAGTTGAAGAAAATGGTAGTTTTGGATATGTGACACTAACTATTACCACAATATTTATCCAAGTCTTCCTTTAGTACGTCCTTGGGGTTGCCCTCAAGTGGCGCATGACAAGACGTACAATATATGACTGCCGGGTCATCATAGTACGTTCTGCCTCTGGTGCTCCTGCCACACCAATCACACATCTTTAGCTCATCCCAAGGCTCAAAACTTGGAAAGTCTCTCGCTTGTCTCATACTCCTTCTCCTGTTTTACTTTTAAGCACACTATTGCTTGGTGCTCTTCGTTGATTGCAATCTCAGCCCCATGCATTGCAAATTGGCAGTCCGCGTAAGATTGAAATGGTTGAATGGGCTTTGCGTACAGCCCACCTTCCAAGAGTGTTAAAACTATTAGCCAATACATTAGATA